GTTCTATCCGTGTCGAAGCGGCGGCCGACACGATTTCGATTGGTACTCCGGTTGGTGCCGGGTTCACAAGTGCGGCGTTCGCGAAGATGGACGCGTGGTCGACGTTCTCACCGGCGCTGTCTTGCAACCGGGACCGACCTATAACGACATCGAACTAGACAAGTTCCGCACACGGATAGAGAGGAAATACGGTCATGTCGGGTAGAGATTTCATGCTTACCGTTATCGGGAACATGGGAGCGCGTGACGTTCAAGTGATGAACGCCGAGACTATGCAAGACGCTATCGCGCTTGCAGAGCGTGAGACCGGATGCCGTGTCGATCACGGCCGATCCGGCATCGGCGACAAGTTCCGACCCGCGATCATCATCGATGCGGAGTCCGGCGATACGACGTTTATCCATGACTTCGTGGCGGCGGAATCGATGCAAATCGTGAACCCCTTCAAGGGCACTACCGCCGACATCGCGACGCCGAAGGGGGAGGGGAAGTGAGCACGACCACAAAGACAGGGACGCGCGCCACGCGCCGACCATTGCCGCGTGTCACCGACGAACAACGCGCGCAGATCATCGCCGACAAGATAGAGACACGCGGACGCATCGACCAATTGAACCGGTCACTCTCGAAGCTGTATCGCCGTCTCGATTACCTAGTGGAGTTGGTTCCCGATGAATGATGTAACGCCGCCCGAAGCTGTCGCGTTTGAACTCGACATGGATGCGACGACGGTCGGAACCGCGATCGCCGATGCGATCGACTCGACCGCATGGAAGACGACTAGCGTCGTCGTCGGATTCACCGTGTGGTTACGGCATCCGGAGACCGGACACGCCGTCGCCGAGACGCGCTCCACGATCCCCCCGGATATCTTCTACGACATCGTAGGCGAGTGGTACGCACACGCGACGGCGCACCGCTCGTGAAGATCACCGTTCGCGTTGTCGGGGAGCAACCCGGAATGTACACGGCCGACTGGCCGGGAGTGCCGCGCATCGGTGAGCGTGTCGAACTCCGCGACGGTCGCGCACTCGAAGTCCGCTACGTCTATTGGTACATCGACCCGGACGAACCGTCGCCCTACGTGATCCTCTACCCATGAATGGATCACAGTTCGGCGTTCTGCCACGGAGCATCGCGCGCGGAGCGGCACACCAGAACGAACGTGTCGCCCGGATATTCCTTGCGCATGTACGCGATGCGCTCAGTCGCGCGTCGGCGTTGCGTGGCACCGTTCCACGGATGCAACACCGACCCGTCGCTGAATCTCACTCCATACTCCATGCGACCGATCTTAGTGACCCACGGCCGGAGTTTTTAGAGACGGGCGGCGTTGCCGGACATCCCTGTCATCCGTATTTACCCGGAACCGCCAGAAAAAAACGGGACGACGGCGGGGAATGAAACCCGGTCTCGACCGATCGGAACGGAGATCGTAGACTATGCCGCATGGAAAGCGTGACGATCCCCCTATGGGCGCTTCCACCGACGCAACCGAGCGACGGCGGGGAACTCGAACGCGCCGCAACGGCGACTATCGAAGCGTTGCGCGCGCAGAACGCTATTCAGCCCTGGCACGAACTCGATTGCCAGATAGTTCTAGACCTATCGCGGGCGGTCGCGGCGTCGAAGGGGATCGCGAAGAGTCAGATGTTCGCGGCATTGCTCGCCGCGCGCGCGAAGTTGCCGGAACCGGTCGTTACGGAGACGGACGGCGAACTTATCGAGTACGAAGCGGAGCGCGAACTAGCTTGGGTGCGCGCTCATGAACTCGCCAATCCTGCCGACATTCAAGACGCCGAGATCATCGAATAGATACAGTGACGGACCTCGCGCCGGTCGTCTTATCGCCCGCAAAACGGGGAAGGTAACGTCACGGTGGCAACAATACATTCTTGACGTTGGCCTTGAACGTGTAGACGGTCCCGGTTCACCGTTCGCGTACTCGACTGTCGATGTCATCGTAGGCCGACGATGCGGGAAAACGGTTCTCGAAATGGGAGTGCCGCTCTTCCGGGGTATGGCCGGTCCGGTTCGTCTCGATAACGGAATGGTCGTGCCGTTCGTTGCCGCGCACACCGCGCAGAACCTTATTAAAGCGCGGCAACGGTTCATGAAAGACCTAGTGGAGCCGTTGCAGGCATCGATGAGTCCGGCGATATGGAACGCCGGTCACTCGCTCCGCTCTGCGATCGGCGACACGTCTCTCACGTTCGACCCGGCGACAACGGGGAAGGATTACCGGTCGCATCGCGCGTCTATCATCGGTGTCTTTGCCCCGACGATATCCGCCGTCCGTGGCGATGGATTGTTGCATCTAGGCTTTGACGAAATCCTGGTGTTCACGGCGCGGCGTGGCGGCGAACTTATGGCGGCGGCGCGGCCGACGCTCGCGACGATGCGTGGTCATGGGCAGATTTGGCGCGCGTCGAATGTCACGATGATGAACGACCGGACAACATGGTTATACGAGATTCGGGAGCGCGGTCGAAACAACGTCGCGGCCGAGATCACGCATGGTTCGGCCTACTTCGAATTCACGATTCCGGAAGACGCCGACCCGACAGACGAACGCGTATGGTGGGCGAACTATCCGGCGCTTGCGGACGGTCTCATTCGTCCGGAAGAGTTGCGCGCCGATCTCGGCGAACTCGGCCTAGGGCACTTCGCCGCCGAATATCTCGGCCGCTGGCCGGGGGAAGTCGCGATTCTGTCGTGGTCGGCTATCACCGAAGACGACTTCGACAACGCGAAGACAACGACGCCGTTCCCGACCGGGGAACCGGCCGCGCTCGGAATCGAAATCGATCCGTTCGGCCGGTCGTCATCGATCGCGGCGGCGACGGCGAACGTTGTCGAAGTGATCGACCATCGGCCGGGTTCCGATTGGGTTCTAGACCGAGTTCGCGAACTCGCCGACCGCGCCGAGATCATCACGATAGACGACTACGGTCCCGGTCACGATCTCGCCGGACGGCTCGCCGAAACGACGGCCGTCGCCGGCAAGCTTCGTCCGATGCGCGGTCCCGATGTCGTCGCGGCGTGCTACACGTTCGAAGCCGGACTTCGCGAAGGGTCGTTATCGTGGATCGCGTCGGACTTCCACGAACGGCTACGCACCGCCGCCGCCGCCGCAGAGCGAACCCCCGGCCGATCGTGGCAATTCGAACGCCGGGTAGCTATCTCCCAGTCACCGCTCTACGCGGCGGTATTGGCGCGCTACGCCGCCGCACACGACCGACCCGCGCCGGAATCGGCGATTTTCTAATGACGATCCGATACGACCGGACAACGATATCCGTCGTGATCTATTGCGATTGCGGATGGAGCGATGTCGGCGTGTCGAAAGACGCCGCGTGGTCTCTCGCCGCCGACCACGAAGAGCGCGCGCATCCGTCGTCGCGGCAGGTCCGGGAAGCGGCGCGCGTGCGGAACGGGAAAAATCTTCAATCGACGTAGGTCGAAAACTTCGCATGTGGTGGAAGCATCGAAGGTATGCCGATCCCAGACTTTGGAGCGATCTCCCGCGAGGTCGGGTCTCTGCACACCGCCACGGACGGTCGCGACGTGCTCTTCAACGATCCGGACGGCTGGGAAGTCGATCAACCGTGGTTGTGGTGGGACGGCGATTCGGCGAACAACCCGAACGCGGGGCACACGTTCGGCAACCCGATCCCCGGCGCGGAATTGGCCGGGGGGTATCTCGGCTACGCGCTTCCGGTCGTGGATCGGTGTCTTCAGCTCACCGCCGACAAGATCGCCGGGATGCCGTGGAAGGTCTATCGCGGCCGGGAGCGGATCGACACGCCGCCGTGGATCATCGATCCGCAAGCGCTGTCGCGCGACGGTCGTCGGCTCTTCGTCGGCGGCGACATGGATGTTCGTTTCTCGGCCGTCGAATTTTGGGCGACGTACCTTCGCTCACTTTTACTCGAAGGGGAGGGGATCGCGTACACGCCGCGTGTACCCGACGCGGACGGAAACCCTACCGGACCGATCATCGCACCGTGCTACGTGCTTAATCCCCGCGTAGTAGAGATCGTGAATGGTCGTTACGCGGTCCCCTCCCCGGATGAAGACGGATGGGAATATCTCGACCCGCGCGAACTGATCGTGACGCGATGGATCACCCGTCCCGGAAAGAAACGCGGTCTCGGCGCGCTACAGGCGCACCTATACGACTTTTTCGTGTCCCGCGATCTCCGCCAGTACGCGGACAATCTCATTCAGCGCGGCGTGCCTAACGGCTACTTGAAGAGCACGAAACCCGACCTCGACCAAATCAAAGCGGACGAACTTAAAGCAAGTTGGATGGGCGCACACGGCAACGTCCGTAAGTCGATTGCCGTTCTGAACGCGACGACGGAGTTCGTTCCCATCACGATTAATCCGCAAGCGATGCAATACGCGGAAATGGTCAAGCTCTCGGATTGGAACATCTGCCACGTCTTCGGAGTTCCGCCGACAAAGCTCGGTCTCTCGATGGGTTCAAGTCTGCAATATTCGACGCTTGAAAGCGCGAACGCGGAATATATTCAAGACGCTCTTATGAACGTCGCACGGCGTGTCGAATCCGCCGTAGACGCCGCGCTTCCGGCCGGAAGCAATCTCAAGGTGGACTTCAATCAGCTTTTGCGCGCCGATACCGTGACGCGGTATCAGGCCTATGAGATCGGTATTCGCGCCGGGTTCCTTACCGAAGACGAAGTTCGCGAGTTCGAAGACCTTCCGCCGTTGCCGGAAGCGACCGCGCCGAATCTCCAAATCGTCCCGAACGACACGACGACGGAGGTAGTCGCATGACGTTAGAACTTCTCGATACCGTCGAATTCAGCACGCTTGAAATCCGCTCCGAAGACGGTCGGCATTACATCGAAGGTATCGCGGTTCCGTGGTCGGAAACGACCATGCGCGCACCGACACCGGAGGTTTTCGAACGCGGCGCGTTCGGTGATCTCGTCGCATCCGGCGCGAAGGTGAAGCTTACCGCGAAGGATCATGAGGGTTCCTACTGGCCGGTCGGCTATTCGACGGCCGTCGAAGATCGCGACGCCGGTCTGTTTATGCGGTTCAAGATGAACAACACGCCGCAGGGTCGGGACGCGCTAGAGAACGCGCTTGAAGACGTGTACGGCGGTCTCTCGGTCGGGTTCATCGCCCGCGCCGACGAAATGCGCGGCGGCGTGCGACACGTCACGTCGGCACGACTCGATCACGTCTCCCTCGCCCGCGAACCGGCATACGACGGCGCGCGGATTCTCTCGGTCCGCGCCGCCGACGACGCCGAAACAACGCGTCTGCGCGCACTCATCGCCAATTCGCCGACACGTCTTGACACGTCACGACAGACGGCGCAAAATCTACTTGAGTCGATTATCAGCCGTAGGGCATAAGTCGATTCATTCCCAGCCGTAGGGCGACGCGCACGGTAGCGCGGGAACCGGAATTCCATCCGTAGGGATGAGTCCGGAAACCGGATCATTATCCGTTTTCTTGACATCACTCCACGGAAGGAATACCGATGTCTATCGCATATCTGAATGCGCGTGTCGAAGAGCGCGCGCGACTCGCCGCCGCGATCGAAAACACGCTTGACCGGTGCGAACGTGAGGGTCGGGACCCGTCGCCGGAAGAGCGTTCCCAGAACGCCGCGTGGTCCGAGCGTGTCACGGCGCTTGACACCGAGATCACCGAACTTCGGACCGCCGTCGATGCGAACGACCGTTTCGCGCGCACCGTGAACCATCTGTCCGAAGCGGACGAACGCCGCGAGCGTCGCGACGCCGCCGCGCGGGAGCGCGCCGTTCCGGAAGAGCGTCAGTCGTTCGGCGAACGGTTCGTGAACTCCGATGCGTTCCGCGCCTACCGTGGTCGCGGATCAATGGAGCCGGTCGAGTTCGAAGGGTTCCTAGAGCATCGCGCCGCGATCGACTCGACCGTGCTCGCCGGGGTTATCCCCACCTATCAGTGGAGCGGACCGACCGACCCGACGCTTCGCACGCCGCTTCTCGACGTGATCGGCCGGGAGCGTACCACGTCCGGTTCGGTGGAATACATCACGTGGAGCGACGCGCCGGAAGCGGGCGGACCGATCGCGGAGGGGGCACTGAAGCCGGAAGCCGACATCACGCCGACCACGACGCCGCTCTCACTCGACACCTACGCACATTGGAAGGCGATTACCCGGCAGGCGATGGAGGATTACGCGCGTATCCGGTCGATCGTGGAAGGGAAGCTTCGCGTCGGTCTCGCGAAGAAACTCGAATCGGTCGCATCCGCCGTGATCGGCGCGGCAACGTGGCAGACGGTGAGCGATCCGGACGCGCTGAACGGCATCCGGCAGGCGATCGGCGTCGTTCAGTCGGAGGGGTATCAGCCGAACGCGGTTCTGCTGAACCCGGCCGACTACGCATCGATCGACATCGCGGCGGCGGGAGCGGCCGGGAACGGTCCGACCCCGTTCGGGAACGTGTGGGGACTTCGCCCGGTGCCGGTGCCGTCGATCCCGGTCGGAACCGCGTATGTCGGCGACTTCAACGAAGCCGTGACATGGTTCGACCGGAACACGACCGGCGTGTTCATGACGGACTCGCACGCGGACTACTTCGTGCGGAACTTGCTTCTCGTACTCGCCGAGACGCGCGCCGCGTTCGCCGCGACGAACCTTCAGGCGGCGGTAGAAGTCACCGTCACCGCGCCGCCGCTCGCCCGGACCGCTTCAAGCAAGTAAGACGCGCAGATGTCTACGCCGACACCGTTCCCATTCGCTCCGGTATGGCTCGCCCCGGATGATGTTAAGTCGTGGCTTCGCCTGAACAACGAAGATGCTTCCGACGACGCATTGATTCTCGCCGTGTGCGCGCAAACCGAACCGTATGTGGAACGGTGTCGGCCCGAATGGATGCTTCCCGACCCGGCCGACACGACGGCGACGAAGTATCAGCCGGACGCCGAGACCTATCAAGGCGCGCGGATGTATGCGGCGCGGCAATACCGCCGCCGCAACTCCCCGGCCGGGATTGAAGTCTTCGGGGACGTGACATCCTTCGTCGCACGATACGACCCGGATATCGACCGTGCCCTTCAAACCGGCGCTTACGCGCGACCGGTGATCTCATGACCGATCTCCTCGCCGAAATGGAGCGCTACCGGGACGCGCTCACGGCGGCCGGTGTCCGGTGCGTATTGGACGGTCGCGACGTGAACCCGCCGTGCGTGCTCATCCGCCCGCCGTCCGTCGCCTACCGGTTCGGCCGGGGATGCGTCGGCGCGACGTGGGCGGCGTGGCTCTATCTCCCCGACGCGGGGCAGATAGACGCGCTTCGGATCGGCTTCCCGCTTCTCGAAACGGTGAGCGACGCGTTAGCCGTGGTCGGCGTCGCCGTCGTCGGTGCGGAGCCGACCGACTTCGCACTTCCGGACGGCGGGACGGCGGTCGGGTTCACTCTCAATTGGAATACCTCAAAGTAAGGATTCGGACATGGTAAATCTCGGTCCCGGAACTCTCATGATCGGAGAAACCGGACAGGAAATCGACGCGTCGTGCCTTGTCAACAATGCGCGTATCACGATCGATAAGAGCCAGGATGATACGCGCTATAAGTTGTGCGGTACGGCGACGCCGGGGAAGATCACGTACACATATAAGTTGAGCGGGAATCTCGATACGGACTCCGAAGTGCCGACCGGACTCTTCGCGTTCTCTCAGGCGAACGCCGGAGCAACGGTGCCGTTCGAATTCGTGCCGAACACGGCGGCGGGAACGTCAGCGGCCGGTGAAATGATTATCGATCCGCTCGAATTCGGCGCGGATGAATTCGGCGCTCCGATGGACTCGGATTTCGAGTTCACGATTATTGGTCAGCCGACGTGGACGTAT